CTTCCGCTTCAAACATTTTGTAATAATCATCATGCAGCGTTTCTGGAAAATTAGGATACCACGCCGGCTGCAGTTCGCCGCTGTTCCATCGCAGAACATTCATTGCAACGCTTATGCGGTCCTTTTGTTTTCCTGTGTTTACATGGTAAGCAAGCTGCAAACCAATTCTGTTTAAAGTAGAATTACTGAATAGCTGGTAAGTTTCGCCGCCTTTAATCCAGTCCATACCCTTGCAGGCATAAACACCGGAAGTAAAACGCTGACAAAAGCTGTAAACCCAGTCAGTATAGTGACCGGAATCCACAAACAAAATGGCAACCTTGTAAAGTTTTACGTTTTCGCCATCGCCATCATCCGCATAAACTTTATTGTCGAAAATATCCGCCAGCTTATCCCACGGCCCGCCGAATTGTTCAGTCGGCCCTTCCAGGAACATAAAATCAACCGTGTAAGTAACGCCGTTATCCGCATAGCCTTTAATGTCTACATATAGCCCGTTTTTCTGAACGTCCACCGACCCAACAAGAAGAAGGATGTTACTTCCGGCATCTTCACGCGCCATCTTATTAGGCACCGTTCCCATTGCAAAACCAAACCGCCTGTGTAAAACGGCCCGTTCATATTTAATCTGCTCATTCTGTTCCAGATACGGCAAGCCCTGTTTCAAGTTGCGGAAAACCCTATATTTTTCCTTATCGCGCACCTTATTATTTTTCAAATCCCAGCATTCAGCCCATGCAGAAACATAATCTTCCCATGAAAACATTCCCGGCGGATTGTAAAGCGCCGTAATATGATAACTTTCCGTTTGTGGCTGAACCGCCTGAGCTGTAGCCCGCCATTCACCCTTTGGAATAATAACCGCCTTGTCGTAGTTCTTCATAATCTTATGACAATACGGGCATTCATAACCAACCGTGCTTAAATCAGGAATTCCGTTTTCATCCTGCTTCCACACAATGCCGCCAATCTTTCTTGACTTATCAGCCGGATCCCAAACAGTAAATTCAAGCCGCTGCATCTCACCGCAATATTTACACGGCACATAAAAAAACTTTTGCGTACCTTTTTGAAACAATCTCCAAATTAAAGAACTTTTTTCTTCTGCAGGTGTTGAACCAATATACAACTTGCTGGAAGTAGGGTAAGCATCCAGGCGCGCCACCATCAAATCATAAACGGAACCTTCGCCCTTAATTTTCGCCTGCATTCCGTCCGCTTCATCAACCAAACCAACCTTGTAAGAAAAGTTCCTGAATCGGTTTCCAGAACCGGCGCCGACCGCGTGCAAATATCCGCCCGGATATTCCTTTTTCATTGCCGTGTCACCGGTCTTTTTAGAACCTCGCGCCTGCCTTGTCTGATTGTAAATCAACGGCCGCAATCCGCAGTTGTCGATTGTCGGATCTATTTTTGTAGCCATTGCATCTTTAGCCATCATTTCATCAGGCAAAACATAAAGCACCGCTGCCGGATTCTCGCCGATATAATACATCATTACAGATTCAAGGATTCCGGTAGTCGCTCCAATCTGATTTCCTTTCATTACGTAAACGCGCCGCGTCTGGCTGTCCGGCGCAAATTGATTGATAATCTCTCTAAAATACGGAAACTTATCATAACTGAACTTTCCCGGAAAAGGTGACAAAGCCCGGTCAATATATCGCACCTGCTCAATATATTCCGACGGCTTCACATAGCTTCTTTTTGCCGTAATTCGTGAGAAATTTTCAACTAAAAAATCAATGTCGTATTCAGTTATAACCTCAGTCATTATTTCCCAACTACTCACGTGAGTAGTAACTCTCTATATTTCCGCCCGATGCTTCCCACGTAAAATATGACTTCTAGTAATATTCAGCATCACCATAAGCACAATGCCATTTTCCCGTCTGGAACACTCGCCAGAGCTTCCAGCAGTTCTTTTTATCAATGATGTTATTTCCGCACCTCATATAGAACGGCAGCGGAACGCACCAGGTCACAAAATCATAGCTGAATTCATACTGATAAAACTTTTCAGCCGCCTTCTTAAAATAATGCCGTGTATAAAATCCAAACAACGGCTTAGGACCGCCAAAAGTAATAACCTCAGTCACTGGCTTTTTGAACCGGAAGAAATAATCTTCCGCCGCCAGTAAGCTCATAGCCCCGCCATAGCTCCATCCGGCAACAATGATTTTCCAATCCTCTTTTCCTTGAATAACTTTCAAAAGTTCAGTAAAAACCATATCGTTAATGCTTTTCCAGGCTTTAGCCCATCCCCGATGCACCAGGAAGAATTTCTGCTGTTGCTTGTACACCTTAACCGGAAAATCAAGATTCACCTGCCAATCCCTTTTACTTGTCGATTCCTGAAAAAGCAAGTAAATCGCCTTTTCTTCTTCAACCGGCTTAACAGCAAATTGTACATCATCGCCGCCGCTAATATATTCAGTATCTTCAATCAGCTTAAAAAGTTCCCACGGTTTCATTTAGCTTCCTCCATCCACGGACACATCCGCCCGATTTCCATTTTGACCTTATTCATTAAGTCCCGCATATCCGGGTGTGCAGCCTTGTCGCATCTCAGTCGCAGAATATGCGACCATTCAACCAGGTTTGCTTTTATGTAAACACTAGTCATTGCATCCAGCGGCAAAGCTCCCCGCGCTTCCTGCCTTTTCATTCCGGCTTTAATATCTTCCTGGTAAAATCTTTCAGCGCATTCCATGTACTCAGTCCATCTATGCTGCATTTCCGCGCTGGCATCCTTCCACCAATAGGGCAGAATCACTTCCAGGTTCGATTCATCACAATAGCGTGTAGATTTTTCATTGAAGCTGCAAAGCCTATGCCGTATCAATTCCCGGCTGACCGCAATAGAAGTGTTCAGCTGAAAAGTCAAATCCACAAATTCAAAAATAGAACTATGCCGCGGCCGTGCGTTCCATGCGTTCCTGCAAAACTCAATCGGCCTTGTCATGGCATTGTCACGGTCCTGTGTCTGTGTCCCGTTCCGTGCGATTTTCTCAATGTAAAAAGCAATATCCCAGGCGTAATCTTCACCGGTCCATTCAACATTGCTGTTTACCAGCTTCACACTGTTTTCACAAAACTTCATTTTCCATTTTCCTTTTCAACTTTATTGATTGTGTCCTTAATTTTGCAAAGAACACCTTCAACCTTTGAAACCTTCTGTCTTAAAACGTCAGTGTCAATCTTTCCGTCGCAGCACATTTCAGAAAGTTCCTGCAGCTCATTACTTGCCCAGAACGTTGTAAAAATATCATCGTTTTCCATCTGGTTATAAATCATTTTGCACCAGCTCCAACTTCCGCAATCAGTTTATCCAGATACCAGCGCGCCTTTTTCAGATCTTCCAGCGGGTTCACCTTGCTTTCATAACGGTAAACATATTTCATAACATTTCCCTTCAGAAAGCCTTTGAAACATTCATCAGTCATGCTGGCCTTAATTGAATCAATACATTCAATACCGCCCTTGCAGTAGTGCGCTGGATGGTTCACATTGTCGTTCAGTTCTTTTTTCTCAGTTCCCATTTTTTCAATTCCTCCTGGTTTGAATCTGTTGTATCATTCAGATGCAGTGCAGTGGCCGCCGCCTTTTTTAAAGCGATTTTTTTTCGCCACCTTGCCCCGCGTGCAATCTTTACCCGCGCCGTCCCCGGAAAAGAAAAAGAATCCGGCAAATCGTCCCACTTACTTTTTCCCATTTTCCGCCACCTCACAAATATACGGATGATTGTGGTAAATACTGACTTTTGTTTTCGCATCACCAAAAACATCCTGCTTTACCTGCTGAATCACCTTCGCCGGAATTTCGCTGTTGTAGTCCCAGGCGTTCGCAATACTCACATAAAGCTGCCCGTTTATATCACTTGCAACGATGCTATAATTATAAAATTGTCCGGGTGGCGTTATCCATTTCCGGCCGTGTCGCACCTTTTCGCCGATTTCCTGATAACTCTTAGGCAGCTTAATATCTTCCAGCTTCAACATCCTAAATCATCTCCCTGGCAATCTTTGTTTGAAAGTCCTGAAAGTTCCTGCTAATTTCCGCGTTCGCTTCCTCATTGCTCATGCCTTCAAAACAATAATCATTGCCCAAACTTCGCCAGGCGCAGCTTTTACCCTGCCGCTGAATCTGTTCTTCACAATTCTGGCACCTCGCCAGTAGAATCCTTTTAGACATATCTTTCATTGTTTGACCTCCGGCTTTTCCTTTGAATCCATACAAAAACGCCAGCCTTTCTTATATGCCGCCCGTATCTCGTCCGCAATATATTCAAGCTCATTTTTTTTAATGTACATTTCGCAGTCAAACTGTGCACTGTCTTTATTCAGGTTTTCAATTTCGTGTTCCAGCTCGTACTTATCAATAAAATCTTTAAGTTCGACCATGCAATCACAAATATTTTTGATTTCTTTTTTCGCTTTTATCGTATTAAACTTCCAGCTGGAAATATACACAAAAGAGTTATAAGCCTTTTCAAGCCAGCCCATATAATCTTTTTCAACGTTTCCAAAGTTATCCTTTACTTCGCAAACCATGCCTTTAACTTTGCATTCCATCACTAAAATCCCCACCTTACACCGTGATAGACAATGTCAATGTTTTTATTGCGCCAGCAGAAAACCTCAACGTAAACAAAACCTTTAAGCCAGTAATCCTTTGCAAGCTCAACAGCTTCAATTTCGCTTTCCTTCTGCCAGGCAGCCATAAGCCCGTCTTTAGACACGGCCCGCAGGAAAAATGGTGAAGTCTTTTCGCTGTCTTTTCCCTGGGCATAATATTCAGTAAGCGCCGTTATCCGTTCGCGCTGCATACTTCTTTCAAGCTGTTCAAGTGTACTTTTCATTTTTTTTAATACCTCCTGTTATGCGGCAGAGTAGTGGCCGTTTTTATTTAAAGCAAAATTTTTCAAGAATGTTCGTGATATTCTTCTTCTTCCAGAAAACTTTCCACCGCGGAAATAATAAGCACCACCGGAAAGGAAAGAACGGCAAGAAAAATCATCATTATGTAAAGTGTGCAGGTAGCAACCGCCGCCGGAATTTCACTTATTGTCATTTTTCCGCCTCCAGCTGTTCTTTAATTTCAGAAACCATATCATCGGCCGCATCACTTTGTTTTTCATATTTGCCGCGCAAGCTGTTCAGCTCGCTAATAATATGTTCTTTAGTTCCGGCAATGCACCTGCTCACGTTGTCGCTTATCAGGTTAATAACATCCTGCCGCATCGTATCACCGCCGGCCTGCACCCGTGCAATTACCTGGTCAGTAATGCTTTCTGGAACATCCAACAGCTTATTCATCAGCTGGTCAATAAAATTAAACAACCTGGAAACCACAAAATCTTTAGGAATCTGAACCAATCGACGTTCCTGCAGCTTCTGATCCTTTTCATCAGCTGTTACCAGGTCGCGCAAAATCTTTGAATATTTTTCCACGCCATCAATGGACCCGCCGCCCCTGTAAATAATTAGTTCGCGTAAAGTCATGTTCAGCGCTTCATTCGCCGCACCAGAAATTTGCATATCGTTTGCAGCTGTAAACACCGCAGGTTTTCCGCCACTACTCACGTGAGTAGTTTTCTTTTCAGCTGGTCCCACATCACTCACGTGAGTAGTTTCCGCCTGAATCAATTCTGGTGTAATGCCGGCAGTTTGCGCCGCCAGCTCAAAGCCTGGTTTATTTGCAACGGCGTTCAAATTGCCTTCAGTAATGCCGGCCTTAAACGCTGCCTGTTTCTGCATCAAGTATTGTCTGTTAATCGGATTGTCCGTATCCAGCTTCTTAGCAGAGTTTTGAATCAAAGTTCCGTTTTTAATTTTTTTGCAAATGGCCGCTGGTGAAACCATGCACATTTCAGCAAATCGACTAGGTATTACTTCCATTCTTTAACTTTAGAAGTTAAAAGTTAAAAACGCTATAACTATCTTTAACCGATTTTTAACCCATGACCAAACCTGACACACAAATTACAAAAGGCACCCGCCGCCGAATTATTGCATAAGGGATAGGGGGTTCCCAGTACCTTTTTGTTATATAAAAACAGTTCCTGGTATCTGTAAGTTTGTAAGACAAATTTAAATGTTTTTCTTTTTGTTCGTATTAGATAAAAAAAATTGTATAGTAATTATTCTTTATTATTTTATTCATATTTTTTTTATTCATTGTCACTGAATACTAAATATATAAAATCGACTTACAGACTTACACTAAATAAAATACAAATAAATATGAAAGAAAACTGTTAATTTTTAACGCGATTTTTTTAAAATGAAAAAATTAAAAAAAATGTAAAAAATAAAAATATAAACCTATACAGTGAAAAAATTTTTATTTTTCAAAAAAACGTGAGAAAAAAGGATTTTTTATTTTTTTCGGTGTTGCCGTAAGTGAAAAAACAACTTACATCTGCAACATCAAGCCGCCTTAAAGTGCATTTCGGAAAATAAATAATCGTGAATGATGTTTTCCAGAACTTGCGGAACATCAGCTGAAAGTTCACTGGCAGGGGATTTAATCTGAACGGCGTAATTCTGACCTTTGTATAAGAACCAAAGCCCGTTCTGATTTATGCACAAATCACCTTCAACTTGCGTATGCTGGAAGTTCAGAACTTTAATTTTCAAGCCTTTAAAACTTATGCAGCCTTCACGGTTTACAGTTCGCTTTTCTTTCACACAAAGCAGATTCTGTAAATTGATTCCTTTATCCAGCGTCCTGAACACTGACACGTTTTCTTTATTCTTTCCAAAATGCTTAAAGTAGTAACCGCAGAATTCATTTTCAAGGAATGGGTTTGCAGCTTCAATTGTTTTAATTCCGCGCTTCTTAAACTCATTGACTAAACGCCCCTGAATAGTTTCCCAGCCGCGTTCAATTTTTCCTTTTGCTTGTGGACTATTTGCCAGGTGTAAATCAACATCTAATTCCTGGTTCATAATTTCCCACAATGCTTTTTTCTTTTCAGTTCCGGCCAGCTGATCTGCAATGGATAGGGCCGTTTGATCTTTGTAGTTATTATGGAATACCGGGCTTTTATCAGAATAATCTTCAAGTTCAACGCCGTATTTTGTTAAAACTTGCCGGCGGCATTCAATATAACCATAGCGACATTCAAATTCAGTCATGTATAAAGCCAGATAGGTAGAACGTGAATCATCCATCACGCCATGAAGTGCGTAATATCTCGTATCGCCAGCCCACGCAAACCACTGGTAAGGTGTAGCATCCCACTGTAAAAGCTCACCAAAGTTTTTACGCCGGAAGCTGATTCTTTTTACCGGCGCACGTTTAACCTTGCGCTTTTCAGGTGAATTGATTCCTGCAGCAGTCAAAACATTGTAAACAGTTTTATATGACACTTTAATGTCATAAACTTCTTCCAGCTCATCACGCCAGTATTTAAAATTGATTGGATTTATTTCTGAACTTTCGATTAAATATTGCTCAACAATAAAGTGTTTGATTTCAGCGGTAAGTTTTGTGTGATTACTTTTCTTTCCGCTTAATCCGTGAATAAACATTCTGTCACCGATTTTTGAATATTTTTTTCGCAATCGGCTGAATTGTTCCGGTGTGTAATTACACGCTTTTGCGGCCGCGTTATTGTGTAACTGGCCAGATTCTACAAGTTTGTAAAATCGCTTAAAATCTTCTTCAAGGCATTTCATAGTCGGGTTGAAACTCCATAAGCTGTAAGACTATCAACTTATCGTTGAAGACCGCCCACCCACATACAAATGTCAACAGAATTATAGCATTTAAAATGCTCAATTCAAAGAAAAACTTTTAATTATTCTTGACAATGTAGTTATTCCTTCATATAATCAAGGTATTAAAGCATTTAGAAATGTCATGCTTTAATACCGACTAACATTTTTAGGCGCTGGCACAAGGCTAAACACCTTGTTTCAGATATAAAGGCTTTTGATTGTTTTTAGTCGGGCAGTCAAAAGCCTGTTTTTTTACTACTCACGTGAGTGATCCGGAGGGGAACTACTCACGTGAGTAGTAGCTTTTTGAAAAAAGAACGAAGGATGGTTTATAAAAAGGTTTTAAACAAAAAGTCAAACCGCAACCGCTTCGCAATACCTGTGTACATAGATGGCATCAGGTATGAATCTTTATTGTCCGGCGCGATAGATTTTGAACTGGGTTATCCAAACGTTTTTAATAAATACAAAAAGAACCAGGGCGCGCCATATAAAGTTTCTGGTCATTTAATTGTGACTGTTAAATGGGCAAATCTGCATCCTGAATTTGATGTTAATGCCGGAATTTTACCGGAAGGAGATAAAAACAAATGAGCGACTTAAACCAAGTCTATTTGCAGGGCCGTTTGACAAAGAGCGCTGAATTAACAACGCTTTCAACCGGAGTGCCGCTGGTTCGTCTTTCTCTAGCTGTAAACAAGTCGATTAAAGACAAGGCAGGAAATTGGAACCAGGTAACAAGTTTTTTCGATTGTGACTATTTTGGCGAATATGCTTCAAAAGCTGTGCCAGAACTCACAAAAGGCCGTGAAGTTTTGGTTGAAGGTGAATTAAAACAAGATCGCTGGGAAAAAGATGGAAAATCTTTTTCAGCAATTAAAATCCGTGCATCAAAAGTTAGACCTTTGCGCCGGCCAGGTGAAGGAAAATCTTCAACACCTGCAACAGTTGCAAGCCAGCCAACTTATGACGCGCCGGAACCTGATTATCCACCTGACTGGGATAATATCGACAATCCAGAAAATTAAAAAAAATAAATTGTGATTCACCATATCTATTTTCGCAGGAGGAAGCAAAATTGAAAATCACTATCACTAACGGAAAAGGCGGAACGGGCAAAACAACACTTATGACCGTTCTGGCTGAATTTCTCTACCGTCAGAATCAAAAAGTTTTGATTATTGACCTGGATGCAAACTGTAGCATTTCAGAGATTTACGGCAAAGTTCTTCAGGAACAGACAAGCCGTTTACTTCTTACCGGGCAAACTGTAAGCCCGTACAATGTAAAAAAATCAACCGACGGCGGCCAGCTCGACATTGTGCCGTCTGAATTGAATCTTTCAATGATTTCAAACTTGAAAGATACTCAGCTGAAATTTGAACTTAAAAAACTGGGCTTAGAATCAAACTATGATTATATCCTTATAGACCCGCCTGGAACATGGTCTGCAATGACTAGAAACGCTGTAAACGCTGCAGATACTGTTGTAGTGTGCGGCAAATGCTCACCACTGGACTTTGTAGCAACTCAAAACTTTCTGCAGGAGCTTGCTGAATGTTGCCTGGAATCAGATGTGTATGTGGTTTGCAACGCATACAACAAAGCGCGCGATCCAAACGGAATCTGGCAAAAGTATCAGGAAGAATTCACTGACTATCTTATTAAAGAACCTGTACCGCAGCTGAACAGCTTCCAGCGCATTGTTTTTGACAACGATTATAAAATCCGCGCCGACGTAGAAAACCGCGTAAAAGGATTTATTGATGCAATCACCGGCAAGGAGTGGAACTAATATGGATAAAGAAGAATTTAAGGGCTTGTGGTCCGGGGAATACTCTCTTGATACAAAATATAACAATGGTGAAACAACTTGTTATGTTAAAGCTGTAGCTGTTATTGAATCTGATAAACAAAGCGATTTTGAAAGTGAACTTCAGGCAGTTTTAGCAAAATATTCAATTTAAGGGAGGATGATATGAAACTGAACGCACAAAACGCAACTTTTATTAAAATTCCGGTTGAACAATTATATATGTCAGAAAACGTCAGAAAAGAAATTGACAACGGCGACATTTCGCAGCTTGCCTGGTCAATTCAGAAAAACGGCTTATTGAATCCTATTTCAGTACGCCCGGCAGTGGAAAAGGACGGCGAAAAGACTTATGAAGTAATTGCTGGCCACCGCCGTGTTTTGGCAATCCAGAAACTTTGTGAAGATGGTTTTGATTTCAATATGGTTGAATGTTGCATCCGCCCTAGCGGAAAAATGCACACTCTGCAGCTTATTGAAAACATCCAGCGCGTAGATCTTAGCGCAAAAGACAAAGAAGCTGCAATTCAGCAAATGTTAGATTCCGGCATGACACAAGGACAAATTGCCGCTGAATTAAGCAAGTCAATCAACTGGGTTTCTGACATTGTAGCCGGTATTAACAAGCGCCAGGAAGCTGAATCTGCCGGAATTGATACTTCAGGAATCGGCACGCGCGCAATGGCTCAAATCCGCAGTGTTCCGCAGGAAAATCTTCAGCAGGCGGTTGAAGAATTAAAACATGAAGGCGGAACTGTAAAAGCTGCAACAGAAATTCAACATAAATATAAGCCAGTTTCAAACAAACCGGCAAAACAGAAGGCGCCGGATAAGTCTTTGCAAAATACCATTGCAATTCAGATCCGCGACTTCTGGAAGACATATCAGGCGCGCTATCGTGACCGTGTAGAAGATATGACCGCTTTTGACCTGTACACTGCTTTACTTGAATTTTTTGAAGAAGGTATCTAATGGCAAAAGGAAATTGGACTAAGTTTCATAGTGACGCAATTCAGCAAGATTGCGCATACGATAAAACATCAGGCTGGCTTTTTACTCGTGACGGTGTAAAGTATTCACCTTCTGAGCTTGCTTTAATTGCACGTTCTGGAAACGATTGTCCGATTCAGGTTCATATCATTAAGAAACTGTTTGAAGGAACAGTTGTGGACGCGCCGCCAGCAATTCCAGGAAGGGAAAATCTAAAGTTCGGAGAAAATTAGAAAATGTCAGAAATAAAGTACGACTTCGACAAATACAAAAACGCTTTACGTGATTATCTTACTCAAAAAGGAATAGATTTTTTCCGCAAAAATATCCGTTGTATCAATCCGGCACATAAAGATGCCGGGCCATCAATGGCAGTGTATGAAGATAACTGTTATTGTTTTGGCTGCAATAAGCGTTTTGATATTTACGACGCTGTAGGCTTCCTGGAAGGCATTTCTGACCGCGGCGAACAATTCAGATGGGTAGATTCTCATTTTGGAACCGGTGAAGGTTCAATTTCAAAATATGTTCCAAAAGAACCTGTTCCAGCAAAAGAAAAGAAAGAACCGGACAAAAAAGCCCTTGAAACTCTTGAAAGCTATTTCAAAAAGATTTCAACACTTCCGGCCACACAAAAAGCAATCAAAAATTTTTTAGACTGTCGCGCACGTTATACAACACAAGGGCAAATTAAAAGCTATCCTTCTTTTGTAGAACAAAACCTGTTAAAAACTCTTTACTATTGGCCGGGTTTTGACGCTGCAGAAGCTGAATTAGGCTGGCAAACTTTAGTTGCTGCAGGAATCGGCGGCCGTAATCCTGAAAAGAATAATAAAAGCTCATGGGATCATTCAGGCGTAGCGCTTAAAGAATCTAATGGCTTCAAACTTCATTACTATATTGACGACAAAACAAAATGCGTAAAATGGAACGGTTCAGGTGTAACAACCTTTCCGCAGCCTTATTGCTTACCATTTCCGTCTTCAATCATCCTGGTTGAAGGTGAAATGGACGCACTTGCCTGCAATGCCGCCGGATTTAACAATGTTTTTTCAGCTGGCGGAACCGGCGGCATATCAAAAGAAAAGGTTCAAAAGTATCTGCTGGATGTTCCAGAAGTTATTTTTCTTTTCGATAAGGACACTGCAGGAAAAGAAAATTCCGGCATCATTCCTTTTGCAGATGGAAAAGGCACAAGCTCACGCCCTGAAATCTTCCGACAGGCCGGATATAAAGGCATTATCAAAGTTGCGCAATTACCGGAAGACTGTGATTATAAAGATTGTGACGAATGTATTATCAACAACAGAATAGATCTTATTGATACCGCTATTAAAAATGCCCAGGAATGGAAACCGCTTCCAAAGCCAGGCAAACCAAAACCAGCCGACCGCTTCAACGAAAAAGGCGAAGAAGAATTTGACACAATCGGCATAAAAAGACTTAAAGCACTTCTTAAAAAAATAGAATATTCCGCTATTGACGAATCAGATGTTTACTTGTTTGTAAATGCCTGCATGAAGGCTTGTAAATCAACAGAAACACGCACTGAGCTGACTAAATGGGCCGCCGCCAGCAATGCTGTATTGGATGAAAAAACAATCAAAGAAAATTCCGGCATCAGTCCTTATTTCCTTTTGGAAGCCTGTGACAAATACGGAGTTTCAAAATACTTGCGCAATGAACTGGAAGCCGCACTTATTCCGGCATCCAGAATTGTAAAATCAATCAAAGACCGCAAAACTATTGTAAAACTTGATTATGACAAGATTCTAAAATCTGAATCATTCAATCAGTTTTTTGAATTTAAAGATGCCGCTTCTGCAGCTCAGCTTATTGTAGAAATTTTCAACGGCCGTTTGCGCTATACTGAAAACGACAAAAAGAACTGGTTCTTTAATGGTTTTGTATGGGTTCGTGAACCTGACGTTGCCGGAATTGCTTATACAATCCTTTGTTCTTTAATCAAAAAATATCTTGAAAAAAATCCAAAAGAAAAGAAGGCTGCAAAAGAACTGCTGGTCAAAATTGGCGGCCGCCCGTTCCGCCAGGGAATCACCCAGGATATTAACGGAACCAAGCCGGATGTATGGTGTGAATCATTGCCTTTTGACGGTCCGCAGATCCGTGAAACTTTGACGCTTTTGGACGGCGTTATGGATTTCTCAGGCAATAAAATAGAATTCCGTCAAAGCCAGGCAGAAGACTACCGCCGCGAAATGCTGCCTTATACAGTTGATGAAGTTAGAAGCGCAAAAACGCCGGAAAACTTCTTAAAGTTTATGCGCGGAAATTTTGCAAATGAAGAAACGCTTAATTCTTTGTTTTACTATTTGTCGCTCATTCCTAGCCGTAACACCGGCTATAAATACGGCGGCGTTTTCCTGGGTGAACATGATACTGGTAAATCAACCACTTTGAATGTTATTGAAGCTGTTTTTTCCGGCTGTTGCGTACGCCTTAAAACTGAAGTTCTCGTTTCTGCAGGTGGCCGTAATGTAAGCGGTAACGAAGCGACCCCGGAAATTGCAAAGCTGGAAGGCCGTTGCGCTGCCTTTGTTCAGGAAACGGCCCGTAATGCCGCATTAAATACAAACTTCTGGAAAGAATTGACCGGTGGCGATACTTTAACAGCCCGTATGTTGCGCGAAAATCCACATGACTTTTTGCCAACAGCGCAAATTATTATTGCTTCAAACTATGCGCCATCTTTTGACGCTCACGATGATGCAGCTTTTACCCGTATGGCCGTTTATCATTTTAAGATTCAACACGCAAAAGGCAGCAAAGACACAAAAACTTCAAATGACTTTGTAAGCGATTTAAGACCGGAATTTCCGGCAATAATTAAGTTTTTATGTGAAAAATATGTTGATTTACATATCAACTTAAAAGGCAATATTCCATTTTCTCAGGAATGTATTGCCTATAAAGACTTGTACCGTGAAGAACAGAAAACCGACCTTGACCGCTTTTTTGAAGCAAATATCAAAGTTGACCTTGAATTTGACCCTGCAACCGGTGAACCGTATTACGAAAAGACCGCTGACGTTTACCAGCGTTATCTTGATTTCTACCAGCTCACTGAAGATTCAAAAGAAGCAATGTTACGCGCCAAAGTAATCAAATACTTGCGCCGTGATCACCGCGAATTGGTGCTTAAACAAAAGCGTTTTGGTGGCAATCCTGAACAGATTTTCCAGAATATCAAACTTGTAAAATGGGAAAATGCTGCACAAAGACAACAGCCAAAAGAAACAAAACAGCAGGCCCCGTCACCACGCCAGCAGCCGCAATATTTAGACTTAGAGCCGCCGGAAGATAATCCTTTTGACGACGACCAGCCAGATATATTTTAGGAGGAACAGACAATGGAAAGAAAAGTAAAACTGTCAGACAGACAAACAATGACTTTTGATGATAACAATACAAAAGTTTATGAATCACCTGAAGCCTGGACGAAAGAAGGAAATAGAAGGTTCGGTGATAATTACATGGACTGGAAATTTTTATGCCCTATGTGCGGACATATAGCATCAGTTCAGGATTTCAAAAACGCTGGCGCTAAAGATCCAAATTGTGCATATCAAGAATGTATTGGTAGATACACTGGAAAAGGTTCACCGGTTAAAGGTGATAGTTCTGGCTGTAATTGGTGTGCATACGGGCTTTTTGGAATACCTAAAGGCGGCGTTATTGTAATGTGCGACAAAGAAAATGCTTCACATATATTTGACTTTGCACCGGAGGAATAACCAATGATGAATCCAGAAAACTTTAATTTATGTCAGTGGGTTCAGAACTACATTCTGAACATCAACACCAGAACAAAGAAACTTATCAAAGTAAAATGAATTGACAATGAGTTTTTCCGCATCAAATACGGCGGCGAAGTCGTAATTGTCGGAATCAAATATTATAAGAACAAAGAACAGCTTAAAAGCGAAAAAGACAAGGAAGGCAAATAATGAAAATCTATATTTCAGGCGCAATCAGTTCAGACCCGGATTTTCGCGGAAAGTTCAACAAAGCTGCTAAAATTATTGCCGACAACTTAGAATGTGAAGTTGTTAATCCTGTAGATATTTCTGAATACCTCGACAAAGAATTTAAAGCAAAATACGCCGGAAGCCTGCCTTATAACACATACTTAAAAGCTGATATTATGCAGCTTTTATTTTGTGACGGCATCTGCCTTTTGGAAGACTGGCAAACGTCAAAAGGCGCAAAACTTGAACGTGAAATTGCCAAAGCCTTAAACATGGATATTTACCACTATTCAGCCAATGGCCCAGTGATAACAAGAGAAAATGATTAGTATAAAAAATCTGCCTGTAATATGGGAACAAAATGAAACAAAGTCGGATTCTCAAATTATTTTGCGCATCTACCAGGGTGAAAACTATTTTCTATTCTCGATAGATGCCAAACTGGGTAGATTCATTAAATCCGTTTATCCACATGAAGAAAAAGACTGCTTCCCGTCGCTGCAAACAGCCAAAGAAGCTGCCGCCACTATAATCCGTTCCTGGTATAAAACAAATAAAAAAGTTGCAAAATACTTAATTCTTTTTGATGTTCAGTATTGCGACCAACCCACACTTTTTGACATGGATTATTTATTCAAACCCCAGAAGGAAGAAACAGCAAATGGATAAAATCAGGATTTCTTATTCATTCCCTGTAGATCTTTTTGGTGGCTGGTCATTCCGCTGTTTATATTTCGATTCTATAAGCGAAGTTATAGATTTTTATTTTCAGCATCCAGAAGCCACTAGTTTTGAAATTACTATAAGTGACGGTATGTTCTGCAAAACTAATCCTGAATTTTACTGTGGCGAAGACTACCGGGAACATTTTAAGAAGCTGGGCTTTACTGTTGATTGGTAAGTTTTTCGTGTAAAATCTTCAGTAATTCTTCACTTATCCATTTATAACTTGCCGTTCCCTGGCAATGCCCGTATCTGCTGGCAAGTTTTGCATATAGTTCATCATCCGTGATTTTTCCATTATGCCACGCTTTAACATCGTTTTTCTGTCGGTCCATAGTGATTTTCTTTACCAGCTTATAATCCGGCATAATCCTGTAGCCAACATAACACAATCCGGCTGCACTTTCACCAATGCGCGTTTTATCATTCAATCCTAAATACAAAGTTTTCAAAAATTCAGGAATTTCACATTTCAATTCTTCCAATCTTTTCAGGTCAGAATCAAATATCAAATAATCATCCATGTAATGCAGAAAATGTTCACAATGTAAACTGTGCCTTAAATGAAAATCCAGTTCATTCAAATAAATATTTGCGCTCAGCTGGCTGGTTCTGCATCCTTTCTTTAATCCAATGCCGTTACATTCATTCATAAATATTTTATGTAATAACCACAAAATATCTTTATCATCAGTAACAAAATTTTTATAAATTTCTTCCAGCTTAAGAATAGGAACGCTTTCAAAGAATTTCTTAATATCAAAATAAAGATAATATTTACAATCAGGACGGTTTATAAAATGCGCAACCCGTTCAGCTGCTTTCAGCGTTCCTTTTCCATCCCTGTAGGCGTATGAATCATAATCTAACCGCGGATCTATATATGGCTCAATAACGCGGCAAACCATTGTTTGAACTATTCTATCAAGCAATCCAGGCGCACTTATAAGCCTTAATTTTGGATCGTGTACATAAAAATTACTATATGGACCTGGTTCGTAAGTATGCCAGATTAAATTATTTTGAATATTTATTAAAACCGATTCTAAATTATAAGATAAATATAACTCATGCGGCAGAAACTTTTTACCACATAAAACCTCTTTTGCACTTTGGTAAATATTTTCAAAATCGTACACTTGTTCAAATCTAGGTTTATCCATCTTCTTATCACTTTAAATAAAATTAGCCGTTACAGTCGTAACCGCAACGGCTTGAATACTTCTATTCCAAAAAGGAATAAAGATAAAATGCCCGACAATCGCTTATAAAGCGGAATAATCGCCGGAAACTCTCCTTAAAGAAATTTCCGTGCCTATTCAAATTGCGTTATTCAAATGCTTAAAAACTTTGTCGCAGGCCAGCCGGGAACCGATGTTCGTGTTCACGTTCCACGGGTAGTTGTTCAAGTTCACCGTGCGCGGACCACAATGCACGCCGTTATTCCAGTTGTTACCGCAGTGCAGCGCAACCAGACCGTCAGAGTTAGGAACAACAATATTTTTTCGACACTTTACCTTCTTATCGCGCATTTTGCGCAATTTTAATAAGACCACCCGTTATCTTACCAATCTCATCCAGAAGTTTTACGCTGTGTTCGTAAGTTTTGGTGGATAAGTATTTCTTTTCGCGGAAACGCCGGATGTACATTTTCAACACTGTTAATTCAGTATCAAATTCATGCCATCCGGCCACTTTCTGCCGGGATTTATTTGTTACAATAATGATCCGCATCATTCTGATAAGCTGCTTTTTAGCTTCAGCGCACCAGGCTGATTTTTCAAAGTTCGGAAACCTTTCTATAATCGGCTCAAAGTACGTCATAAAGTCATAGAATTTTTGGAACAATTTCAGGTTCTCAACAGCGCCAAACGGTTCTTTGTTCACCTGGACGGTCTTTTGTCTATCAGTTAATTCATTCATAAAGCAAAACCAGAGATTCAGAAATTCAGGCAGCGGCGGTAAAACCGCCGCCAGGGCGTCTGCTTACGCAGCCGCGTCGCAGGCCAGCCGGGAACCGATGCCCGCGCTCACGAACCACGGGGAGCTGCTCAAGTCCACCGTGCGCGGACCACAATGCACGCCGTTATTCCAGCTGTAACCGCAGAGCAGCGCAACCAGACCGGCAGAGTTAGGAAGATAAGCCTGACCCTGATTAGCACCAAGAACGTTCTGCCAGTTCCAAGAAGTTGAATCCTGGCGAATTGAATAGTCGCAGGTCCATTCAGAAACATTTCCGGCACAATCAGTAAGGTTATACGCAGAAACTGCATAAGGCTTAACACCTGTACCAGAATGCTTACCGTCAGAAGTAGAAACACTGCAGCCGGTGTAAGTTCTTCCGGTGTTAGTTGTTTTAGTCCAACCGTAGTTATTAGAACCGTCTTCGCCCTGTGGGCTTCCAAATGCACCAGCAAGCCATTCATTATAGCGTAATAAGCGCATTCCCTGTTTGTGTGCAAGTTCATTGAAGTTGAACTGTGACAAACCTTCAGTTCCGGTTACTGGTAAAGCGCCATATTTAGAAACAAGTTTACCTTCGGCAATCGGCAGATTATTTGTGCCGGCCATAAAGGAAATAGTTTCTTCTGCAGAAGCAATATAGATGCCCTGCCATACGCCGTGAACTTCAGCCATACCAGGCGCAATAACACGCGGTCTGTGAATCAAATCCCATACACTGTTAGGAACAATGCCTTCAGTGACATTATCCTGCCATTTTGTACCGCTTGCGCCCCATTTTGCTCCGGTAGAATCAATAGGAATCCATTTTCCATCATCAGAAACCTTGCGGATAGTTCCATAATGGAAACCGCCGATTCTTCTGGAAGTCAAAGCTGTGCTTCCGTCAGGGAAAGTAGAATTTAAAGAAACAACGATTTCCGGCTGTTCGCCATCAATGCAAAGATAAACATAGTAATCTTTACCAAATTCAAGCGTATCGCCTGTATCAAGCGCAGCTGCTGGATCAAACTCCAAATCGCTGTCTTTAAGAATAATAGGACGCCATGCAGAACCATCATAGATAGGAATTGAAACGCCCTGATTCAAAATCAATTTGTCTTCATCGTAGGCAAACGGATTTTTCTTTGAAAGAAACTTTGAACCAACAGCCTTAACCGGGCTGGAAGCTGGAATCAAAGAAACGCTGCAAGGATCTATAAGGTCCTTATATTCATGCAATGCCATTTTTCACTCCTATTCCAATTTAGCGATTAAAGCGTTAATCCATTCATCGCTAACTGCAAGTTTATTTTTTTCAGCTGCCGGATCTTCTACCTTTTCGTAGTCTTCCGATGTCTGTTCTTCCACTGGAACATCTTTGCTGGATTCCTTCAAAACAAGTTTGTAGTGATCATCGCGCAAATGTTCCAGGCGTGATTTCATTTCGCCTTTTCCGGCATTATGAACCACGGCATATTCAACGGCATTTTCCCAGTCTGTTTTTGTGTTACAAGTTGCTGGAATTCCAACCATCTTTAGGCCTCCTTTTTCTTAGCCAATTTTGTTCCGACTGCTGTACTGATAATTCCGGCGATGATAACAACAATACCTATAATCATTGAAATCATAGAAACCATTGTATCGCTTGAAATCAAGCCAAAGAATCCAAGTACAAAAGAACCAATTCCAACCGCTGCAATTCCAACGATTGTAAGCCAGTTCTTTTTTTCTGCCCCGTTGTACAAGTTTGCACAAGCAAGACCAGCACCAAACATTGTTACTGCAAAAGCGCCAATTTCTGCAGCAGGAATCTTACAGAACCACATTGCAACAGCGCCAACAGCTACAAGAACCAAACCGATAATAGTACCGATTTTCTTTGTCATTTTAAGCTCCTCCGGGCAATTACCCGTTTGACAAAAATATTTATGATACCTTCTGAACCTGAAGATTCACGTTCATAGAAGCGTAATCATTCCATAAGCCAACACCCCAGTTTCTCGCACCCCATGTAACATGACGTGTTCCTGGTGTAATTTTTCCGTCAACAAGGCGGCGGGCATAAATATGAATTCCATCACTTTCAGCAGAACCACCAAAAGAAAGGAACTCAGGATAATTCCCGGCGGCATTCACAATAACCGCATAAGTAGCATCAGCATCAAAAGTCAACCCTAAATCGTTCCAGGCAATTACAGTTTCTTCACCAGCAATTTCAACCTGAAACAACTTTTCATTGAAAGAATTGTCAATCAGCTTCAAAATTGCAGTAAGAACATCTGAATTGTTTGCATTGTCTTCATTGCCGGAAATCCCGTTCAAATTACCAAATGCCTTTTTCCAGATAGCCTGTCGCGCACCAATAATGTCATTAAAGAACTTTGCCAGCCACGGTGTACCATCAATGGAATCTGTAGCTGAAGCATCAATCGCTTTTCCGGCCGGATAATTAACATCCGTTCCGTCGTAGTAATCGCTATAATTAGCATCAATTTTTAACATCTAATTTCCTCCGTTAGATCCAATCAATATCCAAAACCGCAACCGTCTGAACCGGCTTCAGTCTAAGAATCAGGTATTCAATATAGTTTTTGTATATAGCCGGAATTTCCAGCTTTTCTACATACAAAATCTGGTGACGGGCATTTCTTACAACCGACTTTGCAACATAAAAACAGAATTGCCAGTATTTAGCATCGTTCGGGATAGAATAAGGCGAAGAAGTGTCATTTCGCAGAATTGTCGGATTAAATGTTTCGTCACCAATACGCATTCCGCAAACCGCATTTCTATTCCCGCAAACCATCGTTTTATAGTTACAAATACACGTGTAAACATAATTTGATTTACGCGGGTTTCCAGTCGGAATGTTTTCAAAAATGTTTATTTCCGGCCAAATAAGCCGCAAAACATCCTGTAAAACATCCAAACCTTGACCGCCTGTATTACTTGCCCACAATGCAGCCAGAACCGCACGGCGCTGGCTTAATTCAGCCTTTGTAAAAATAACCTGAAAAGCCTTTTCCCACGCTTCCGGGCTTCTGGTAGAATCAGGGAATAAATCAAGATAAACATTCTCTATTTCGTCCCTGATTCCATCCGGCAAAACCGCAATAGCTTCAAATAGCTTTCGCAAGTTCTTATCCTGTGTAATATCAAATACACGGCCGGAAGGAAGAAGGCTTTTAATGGCATCTATGAAAGATTTATTCTTCATAAAGCACTCCATCAATGTATAAATCACCCAGCTTGCAAAGCTCACCCTGGCCAAGTGTATAAGAACTGATTGAAGCGCCGCCAGCGTTCATTAACAGCTCGCCAAAGTCGCCTTTATAAGATGTACAAATATCGTTTGCAATTCCGGCCAGACTGTTGCGCAAAATAGAATCAGTTCGGTTATTATCATCACTTAAACCGCGGATATAAGGTTCACGGTTCAAAAGAAAATCTTCCACCGCTGCCTTAAAATCAGCGCCAAAGTCAGCAGCAGCAACACCTGTTAAATTGTTTACAAAGACGTTTATGCTGGTAACTCTAACCGGCATAACATTGATATAAGTTTCATCCCCAGCCGGATCTATAATTGCAGTAATCGGCTTTCTATTCTGAACGCCAGTGTCAGGATCATAAGTGCAGGCATTGCCAACAGCTTTTAACAATGCAGAATCCGGAATTCTGTCTGTGTATAAATCACTATTTCCGGCAACATAAAGCAAAACACCGCCAGGGCTGTTTTCGTCATTATAAGGATATGTTTGTAAAACGCCTGCAATATCAAAAGCCCAGTTTCTATAATCAGCCAAAGCGCCGCCCTGTGGCTGTGTAGAATAACGTGTCTGAACGCGCTTCCTATAATGCGCTTCTGTTTCATCCTCAGTGCCAGCCTGAGTAGTAGAAGAAACCTTTGCTTCCTGGCTGCAAATCGCAAGCGGATTAACAAACTTCAAAACTGAATCAACAGCCAGACTGCCAGCTGTTCCGGCCATAGTACAATAAACCGGAACTTCAACAGTCGCCGCATCCAGCGCCGTATTTTCAGAAACACAATAAATAAGTCCGGTCAAATCGCTTTTAAGCTGTGTTCCCTGCTGCAAAACCTTTTCAGCTGCCGGTTCCGTAACAATTACAGTGATAGTTCCATTCCAGGAATCGCCCTTTGCTGGCTGCGGAACGCCAAATAAATCACCCAGCTTAATAAGCGGGTTCACTTTATGGCCCTGAATAATTACATCTTTATATGAAGCTGTATCAGGGAAAAGCTGCAAATAGAACCATCCGCAAAGTTTGAACGGAATAATATAAACCCCGGCCAAAACCTTACATAAAACCTTTACAAAACTTTTAGGCAAAATCTGTAATTCAGAATTAAACTTTTCCTGAAAACTTGTTACTAAAAGATTGTAAACATCATCAATATTTTTATTAGCGTAAGCCATTCTGCACGCCCTCCCATTCAAAGTAATAAGCTGATTCAAAAATCTTTGAACCGTCTTTTGTAAACTCCACACTTACCCGCACGCGTTTAATATTTTCTGCAGCAAGTGAAACGCTCACGGAATCAGCAATTCCTTCATCCACAAACCATTTCAAATCACTTTCCGCCGCCGTCTGAGCTTTCTTTAAGTTCGCGCCAGTCAGCGGTAAACCGCAGGTTATCGCCTGAAATTGTGAAACAATCTTTTCGCTTCCATCGGTCCCAGGAATCAAATTGCCCCACCAGGTTTCTTTATTTCTTCCGGCAACATCGTCTTTATTGCCGCCAAAAAGAGAAATATAAACAGCCGTTGAAAAAGTGTTACAATCCTGAATAAGACCGTCTTCAACGTCAATTTCTCCGCCGTCGTTAGTAGAATGAATTAAAACATCGCCCTGAAAATTTACCTTGCTCACGATATTGTCCCCGGCCCTGTAGTGGCACCTGTTTGCGCTGATTGTGTTCCAGTTGTACTAACCGGAATCCCACTGTTTACCTGTGCGTTTGTGGTTATATGCTCCACAATCGCTTTTCCAACCTTTTCCCAAAATTCTTTACACATTGCTTTACCTTCAGCAGATGCGCCCGCATCCATAATAGCTTCAGCAATAGCGTCACCCATTACAGTTCCATCAAGCATATTAAGCCCCCGTTACCATTTCGCCGGAATGCGGCGCGCCTGTTACCGGACAAGTCGGCAAGGCGCAAAAACAACCAGTTCCGCTAGGCGTGGCAGTTCCCTTACATTTCACCATTCCGCCCGTCAAAGTCGTTTCAGTACTTTTTATTTCCATCTTTCCACTGGAAGCATCAAGCGACATATCAGCGCCGCTTTTTATTGTTATTTCCTTGTCGTTTTCAACCTTTATTTCTTCCGGCGTTTTAAGCTCCACTTTGCCGTCTTCCAACATCTTCAAAACTGCCTGAACTTCACCGTCCGCATTGCGTGAAAACAAAATCTTTTCGCCAGGTTTTGCACCTTGCGAAACTGTCAAAACGCCTGCAGCAACAAACTTTCCTGTTCCATCAACCTGAACAAGAACAATCCTGTCGTCCTTTACTGGCGGCGAATCATCGCCAGAAGGCCCATAAGTAAAAGCACTTTGATTGTAGCCCAGGCGGGTTTCAATACACTGTTCTATGTACTGATCTATTTCAGCCTTTAAGTTTTTTCCTATTCTTCCCATGGGAACCTCTCCGGCAGCTTGCCGTCACGCGCACCAGGCAAAACAAGTGAAAACTTTGTCTTTTCACCGTCACTGTCACTTCTAGTCATAGTCACTTCATCAACCTGAAATTTAGTTTCCCGGTAAATTTCCGCATCCGGCGCATAAACAGAAACGCACATATTTTTTCTGTAAAGTTTGCCGGTTCTGTCCCTATGCCCACTAACCACCAGCTCATATTTCACGCTGTTTGCAAACATTCTTCCGGCTGTCGCCTTAGTTGCATTTTCCAGTGAACCTGAATCCGCATCATCAATGGTTTTTGCAAATACACGCAAAACACCTGCTTTCTGCAGAAGTTTATTTTCGTAACAATATTTTTCAGCGTCTTTGTCACCTTCAACTTTTGAAAAACCAATCACATGGGAATACATATTCTGACCATCAAAAGTCGGCGTGCAGCTCACAAAAGGCGCTTCGCCTTCCTTAAAAGTTGCGCTAACAGCTTCTTCTTCCGGCTTCCAAAGCATCAAAGAACCGTCCTGGCTGTTACTCAAAAATACACCGCGCTGTTCCGCCAGCTTCTTCAAAAAGTCCAGAACCTTATCTTCCGGCTGAATTTCAACTTTTTCAAAACTGTTCCCGCAGTCGCACTTTGTCAAAATTGTGACGCCAAACGGCCCGGCAACATTGTTAGCAATAGCCTGTAAAGTCAAACCGTTATATTCCGGCGGATATAAAGAATCGGGCAAGCAAGAATCTGCAAGAATCCCACATCGCGGATAGCCCTGAACTGTAATTGTATTTCCGTTGTCGCTTACAGATGGAACCGCTGGCAATAAAATGCCCTGGAATATCATTTCAGAATCATAAAAAACCGTGCATTGTTTATAAGTAAATGGCCGGAAAATCTCGCGACATTTTTTATTAGAAGAATCCCAAAGAGAAGAAAAAGAAAAGGCATCAAAAGTATCAACCGCGCTGGTAACTGTATAGCCTGTAAATCCGGTAAACTTCACGCCGTCAACAAACAAAGCCAGATCCTTTTTAGCGTCAGGATCTAAAACAATAGTTTGTTTTGCCTGAATCGGCGCGCTGGCTTTAGGTGGCTGCACATCTTCAGGAATAAGCAAAACATCCCCGGCAAAAATCAACGGCGAACCATCCGGCGCAGTCTTTCTTCCGGCCAGCTGTGGATTAGCTTTTACAATGTCATTCCACTTAGTAAAACGGCCGTAATACTGAATGCTTATTTTGCCCAGTGTGTCGCCGCTTTTTACTGTATGAGTTTTAGACATAATATTTCACCTCCCGCCCCATCGGAAGGCAAACAATTTCATCAGCTGTCAAAGCATTGTCATTTATAAATTCATCCATGCGGTTAAAGCCATCTTCGCCATAAAGCTGACAAAGTAATTCAACCACCTGCCTGTCACGGTCCAGTTTAATAATTTTTACAGAAGGCAAACTGAATGAATTTTCAATCAAAAGTTTTTCTGACAAAATAACAACATTCAAAAGATTTTCGTATGTGTCAGAACAATCTACAAATGAATCAGTAGCAACAATCTTATCGCAATATTGTTTATAAGCAACAAAAGCGCTTTCAATTTGCGCAACAGCTTCCATAACTTCAGCCCGGCTTTTCATTGCGCCGTTAGCAACCTGACCGCCGCCGAAACTTCCATCATTACCACCAACAGTCGGAACACTTGCGCCTTTTTGTTCTTCTGCAGTCAATGAAACGCCGGAACTTAAAGCCGCAACCATACCGGCCCAAGCAACGTTTGTAACCGCAAACTGATTTTTAATCGCATTTATACCAACCGGATCTTTTTTAGCATTATTCACAATGCTGGTAATAGTTGTCATGTAGCCGGTAACTTTCTGCATTGCGCTAACCGCAACCTTAGAAGGAAAACGCGCCAGCTGCAAAACAGCCCGCGCAAAGCTCGTAGAATTGTTTACAAGAGTATCAGCGCCCTTTGTAAGCTGATTTATAGCAGCCTTTGTATCGTTCATTTTCTGGCGGATGCCGTCAGCTGCATCTCCGATGGAATCCACAAAAGAAGAAAAGTCTTTGAAAATAGATTTTTTTTGAGTATCAGCAATAGAATTAAGCTGCAGCTTATCGGTTATGCTTTTGCCTTCAATCAGTCCTGAAAATTCATCAGCGGCCGCATCGTCAAAACTTCCCAGGGCGGCATTTATCTGGTCAGCGCCAAGAATACTGCTGTCAGGAAAATTCTTTAAGACAATAGTTTCTGCAAAAGTAATTTCGATAGTAGATTCATTTAGTTTTGAAACTAAATCATCACTTCTTTTAATCGTACCAGTGGGAACAACATCAACACGGCCATAAATCGGATGTTCAAGAATCCCATTTCCGCGTTCTTTCAAAAGTTCTTCAAAAGCATCAGCTTCCTTCAAACAATCTTCACCGGTAAAAATACAAACGCACGGGAACCGGCGGCCGCCAACGCCTAAAGATTGAATCTCCTGGCCGTCCATTTCTGGAAATGTATATGCCGCAGTTTTCAGGTCAGTTTCCCTGGAAACCGATTCAAAAATAAAAGTCTGTCTTTTACCAGAAGGCGAATTATAAGCCGCTTCTGTTATTTCTTCATTCCACGCCATAGCATTATTTTCAGTCAAAACCGTAAATAACGCTATAACGCAAACTTAGAACGAACCCGACCTTGTTCTTTGAATCGTAACTTCTGGCGCCGGCTGGTAATTATTAGCCTGCAATCCAGGCGCAAGTCCGATTGTAACAGAACTGTTATTGTTGTTTGTAACCGTCTTAGAATACTCCGCAACGCCTGCAGGTGTCTGTGTCGGTGTAGAATTAGCAATTTCTGCAGAATCCCCGCGAATCATTGATTCAAGTGCATCCAGTCCGTCAAGGCCTTTATCAGCCAGTTTTCCCACGCCTGGAATGTTTGACACCAGTTCAAGCACTTTGCGAACCGGCGCAATAATGAAGTTGAATATAGAAGCGCCTATATTTCGTATAGCCTGAATTATGCCGCCGCCCGTAAAGAAAGAAGTAATGGCCGCCCATTTCTCACTGATCCAGTCCAAAGCACCGCCAACAGCTGTTTTAAGAGTTTCCCAAATGCCAGTAAATACACCGCCTATCCACTCGCCAAACGCCTTAAACGCGCCCACAATGCCTTCCCAGATTCCAACCGCAACCCCGGCAACCCAGCCAAAGAATTCTTTAATTTTTGCGCTGACCGTATCCCAGTTCATAACAAGCGCAACAATGGCAGCAATCAAAGCCACAATAGCCGTAATAATAAAACCAATCGGGTTTGCCGCAATCGCCGCATTAAATCCAACCTGTGCGCCTGTTGCTGCTGTAGTAGCCGCCGTTTCTGCAATAGTTGCCGCTGTAGCAGTTCCCTTAACCGTTGCCATAACAAGCTCAGCGCCTTTTACAATTCCGACAATAGTTTTATAAGCAGTCATTACCAGGACCGTTCCATCCATAACAAGCCGGTAAGCCATTACCGCTGCAGTTACCGCAATAATAGGCCCTCTTAAAGCCCATATAACTTGAATCACGCTGCCAATAATGCTTCCAATAGTTCTTATAGTTTCCGCAACCTGAGTTAAAGCCCCGCTGTTTGCAAAATTATGAATTGCCGTTGTTAAAGACTGAATAAGGTTTTGACCGTCAACCTGGAACGCTTCAACAAACTTAAAGCCCAGTTCCGTCAATTCCGACATTAAAACCTTCAGTTGATTTCCGATGCTGGAACGCATAGCCGCCGCTTTACTTGCCGCGCTTCCGGTAGCATTGCTGGCCGCTTCTTCATAATTGCGCATTGCATCCGCACCGGTATCTATAAGCGCATTTATTGCGCGAAGGTTTTGTTTTCCGAATATGTCATAAAGGTAAGCATTCTTTTTAGCATCACCCATGCCATCCAAAGCGCCGGCAAATTGTCCCACAATATCCGTAAGGGAAAGAAGATTTCCGTTTGAATCCGTTGTCTGAATGCCTAGTTCATTCAAAGCCTTTTCAGCCTTAGCCGTAGGCGCAGAAAGGTTTGTCATAATGTTTCGCAAGTGAACGCCGGCTTCCGCACCCACAATAGTATTGTTTGCCAGGGCTGTTAAACTTGCGCTGAACACATTCAAATTATTATTTGCAGTCTTAAAAAAATCTCCGCCCTGTGAAATGGCTTCAGAAACATCCGTCAGGCTCATGTTTGCACTGTCGGCCGTGTAAGCCATAACATCGCTTAAACGCTTCATGTTCTCAGCCAGAATCAGCGGATCTTTACTCATCATTCCCATTTTATTAAGACCGCCAACAGCCATTCCAACAGCTTCATCCAGCTGCACACAAGCTGCCGTTGCCAGATCAGCAACACCAGGTAAAAGCGCAATAGAATTCTGACTGTCAACACCGGCACGCGCCAAAGTAGCCATTGCGTTAGCCGCCTGCAAAGCATCAAATTCAGTAGATGCCGCAACCTCACGCGCCGCCTTTCCAATCACCTGCAATCTGTCAGTAAAATCCGCAGCGTTAGAATCAATATCACTGAACGCAGCGCCGGCCCCGTGCATGGCTTCGTCAAAATCAATAAATTGCTTAGTAGCAACACCAACACCGGCAACCAGCGCGCCTGTAGCAAGCCCGGCCGCCATCTTTCCGGCGTTTGCAATGCTCCTTCCAAAATTATTAACACGCTCCTGGGCCGCAGCAAAACTTTTATTCAGCGCCATTCCGGCACCGTCACCCAGCGCGCCCATGCTTCTTAATTTCTTTGTTACATTGTCAATCAACGTAAATTCAGTCGCTATTTTATATCTGTTTGCCATGCTTTAATTTTCACCCCAAAAGAAGAAAAACGCTATAACTAAAAAGGCCGCTTCTATTAACAACAGAAACGGCCCCTAGCAAGTATGTTTACTTTTTTACTTTTTTATTTTTCTTGTTTTCATTTTGCATTTTCACAAGTTCAGGAATAAGCGGATCATACCAGAAGTGAACATCCGCCAAAGTCAATTCTTTAGGCATTACCGGCAGATGATAAGTAGTGTAAATCTCACGAATCATTACCGGAATGCCTGCCGCCGCCTGAACCCTTTTCCTACTACCGTTATAAGCGATTTCCACGCTTAGTTTGTAATAAAAAAAGTGGCAACCGCCATAAACAGCTTAAAGTCAGCGTTTGCAATTTTACTGAAGTAAGCAATATCTTTTCCGGTCATTGCCGACATATAAGCAACCATTTTATGCACATTCTGGTTAGCCTTAAAATTATCCATTCCCAGGTAAGCCTGAGCAGAAGGCGCCTTAAATACAAGTTTTGTTCCGGCATATCCTTCCGGATTTTTCACGCCTAAAGTAATTTCCAGATCGTCATTGTCATTAACAACAGTCTGACCCTTTGCAATGGATTTTACGATTGTTCTTTTTTGGCTGTCAAAAGTTGATTTTTCTTCATCATTCATTGAAGTTGTATCAACATCAATTCCGTTTTCTTCAGCCCAGCGGTTAAACTCAGTTACCGCTAAATCGTCACTCATAACAACATTCTTTTCATCAGCCATAATAATCTCCTAAAAAGTAGAAGCATCTGCAACATGGGTGGGAGGGAATGCCGCAGATGCCTTTTATTTAATTAAAGTTTTTCGCAGGTTCCGTTCAAAGTTACTTCAGCTGTCATTTCCTTTGAATCAAGGGCAATCGCATCAGTAAGCTGCATAGAACCGTTGATAACAGTTCCGTCAACCAAACTTGCAGAAACTTCCAGGAACTCGCATGAATCCTGCATTTCCTTCAGGAACTCCATGTCGTCACGCGCTGGATCAATAACAAGGTTCAAGCCTTCAATGGCACCGGTGTGAACGCTTTTAACAATGCGCTGTGTACCGTCACCGTTAGGCTTTACTTCGTTGTCATATCCTGAATAAGTAATTTCGCAGGTGTCTTCACCATCAGTAGTAAAGCGTCTTCCAGCAATTACAATACTTTCTATTGGTCCGCCAGCCATTTCTTCCTCCTTATCCTAAATAGAATCCAAAGAGTACATCAACAGATGCAACTTCCACGTTGCCGGAAAGTTTAACCGGGAAGGAAACGTTCAGGCGTTTTGGATTCTCGCTGTCAATTTCAACAACAGTGTTCTTCTTTGTGAAGTCCTGATCGCTGATAAGTGCCTTCAATGCCAGGCTGTTTGCAAGGTTTGCAAACCATCCCTTTACAGTCTTAGGCTGAATTGCAGAAGGGTTAGTTGTTACTGTTGTATCAGAAACAAGCGGCGCACCCACAACAGAATCAGCTTCCATAATCAAACGAACGTTGTAAACAACATTCATAAGTTTGATTAAATCTACAACATAGCGTTTTGAAGGATATTTGCCTTCAGAAGCCGGATGATACATTGTAATAATGTCGTTCAGCTGGGCAACACTACCATTCTTAATGTTAGTAGAAGAACCCTTGTTTACCGACATATTTCTTACAGTGTAATCTTCCTGGGCTGAATCAGCGCCGGCTTTAAGACCTGTCAAAAGGCCTTTATAGTTCTGTGCTGGGTTTGAATCAGCTGTTGTAAGAATATCGTTTACCATTGCCTTTGCAGCAATTACCCACGGCAATTCTTTAGAGCCAACAGAAACAACAAGGAAGTTGATATAGTCTGTTGTACGCAAATCAGTAATTGCAGTACGTGTAGAATAACCGTCAACACATCCTGTAGCACAAAGAATAGGCTTCTTTACAAGAGTACCCCAGCGGCCGTTTCCAAACTCAAAGATTTCATTCAAAAGTCCAGAATCGTTGTAATCAAATGTGTTAAGAATCATTGTTTCCCAAACCGTATTGATTAAAGCCAAAGCACCAGAAACAGAAGGAACACCGGCACCATCAGCCATTGCAGAAAGTGTCAAAGTAATGCCTTCAGCGTCATATTCAGCGCCCAGAAGAATTCTGTTACCGTTAGCACCCTTCCATTTTGCGGTCAAAACAACTTTTGCTGTATCTTCTGAATCAACAGCTGCAGTAACCGGCATATCCAGAACGGCATTAATTGCGCCCACAAGAGCAGTTGCAAGTTCAGTCGCAGTTTCACCCTTTGTAACTGCAAAATCGGCTTCAATGCCGCCGATTGTCACTGTACCGCTTCCGGCCTTTGTAGCAGGTCCTGTAATTGCAATAGAACCTTCTGCCGCAACGTCAGAATTTCCAGCCTTAACCGGGTAAATTGTTACCGGGAAAGTTGCGCTGTTTCCAGAAACCGGAAAGAGCTGTTTCACGGCCAGATGCAATGGTGAACCGTAACCGTATCTTTCGGCAACGTCAGCCGCACTGGCCTCCACTTCGTATTTTTCCGTAGAGTAGTCAACACCGGTATTACCAACACCGATAATTGCTAAACGCTGCGGAAGCATTGCAGCCGCACCAACATTGAAGTTTTTATAAGAAACTTCAACACCTGTGACACGGCTTATAGCACTAGCTGTTACACCCATTGCTATCTCCTTAAAACAAAAAGTTTTCTAATTTATCCAACAAAAACGTGACCGTCTTTGTCGCTTATGGTTAGCGTTCCGCCTAACTCGTACAAAACACCACCAGTAATTGCCACATCTTCAATATAGGTAACTTCCAAAGTTATCCTAATCATTTTCACGCGAATTGCGCTCGTAGAGTTTGCAGGCTCACCAGCCTGGAAGCTCGTTATATCTCGTCCTGTAACAACACCCTGTAAACTCAAATAAGTATAAGGTTCAGCCCCTATAATGTTTCTAACCAGGCGCGCTGTTTTCCAGGCTTTAAGCGATGCCTTAGTTCCGGCATCCTCGCTGCTGGAAGTGTTTCCGGTAGCATAAACATCAAGCATAATCTTTGTAGTCATATTATGCTTGTTTACTGTAGTAGAACCCTTGTCTGAATCCGTTGCATCAATCGAAACGTTTACAAGCGGAAAAGGGTTACTGTCTGCATTTACCTGCTGAATCGGATCATCATTTTCCACATAAACGCCCACGTCATAATCACGCGCGTTTACGTCACCGGCTTCAACAGCAAGTTCGTGCTGGTGTTCCAGCTCAATCGCCAAAATCGCCGCAACAGTATCACGGATAGTTTCAATGTTATCAGGTGTGCTTAAAAGCTCGTTTATCTCCGCCATATCAACTGCCGCTTAAATTCAAAACCAAATAAATCTTAGTGATTCCCAGCGTTCTGTCAGGTTCGCTGTAAAGCACTTTAAGATCCCATTTTTTGCCCGTCAAATCAGTGTAACTAAATGACCACCCGCGTTCAGGTTCCCTGGCTTTCCCGTCAATCGTCACTCTGTCTGAACGGAAACTTGCCCAGACTGTCCTCCCGGCAACAGCGTTTCCATCCGTATCAACAAGGAATCCAATGTCACCGACAATGCCGGTAATAGACCAGGAATGTCCGTTATTGTCACTTAATGTAAATGCTGCTGTTCCGCCATCGGCTGATTCCAGAGTAATAGCGGTATCAGCCAGTGCAAGTTCCCTTAATCCCATTATTCAGCCTTAGCACCGGAAGTATTTTCTTCAGTGCCTTCAGTTTTTGCCGCTTTCTTAGATTTCTTGTCAGTTGTTAAGTTTTCCTTAACATCTTCCTTTTCTGTCTTTTCAGCAGCTTTTTCAGATGCTTCCAAAATGCTTCCGCTTTTCAAAAGCTCAGTAATTGTTTTGTTATCGCCAAAACAATCTTCAGTAATTACTTCTCCCGGACCATACACGCGGCTTTTTGCCACAAGGCTTTTTCCGGGAGCAATCTTATAAGTTTTCATATAAGCGCCCCCAAAAAGGATTAGTGTACTGCTGTCAAACAGCCAAAGCGGTCAATAGAAACCGGAATGGCAAGTGCGCGCATCTTTGATTCAGCTGTATAAGTGTCCTGTGTAGCGTCTTCAAATACACGGTTATGGCAGCGGATAAATCCGTCGTATGTTACTTCTGAAGGAATTACAGAAGCAAAAGGTTCTTTCATTCCAAGTGTAGGAACACCGGCAAAAACAATACGGAAGTCCAGATCTTCAATAGCTGTAGTAATAACAACCTTGTTTGTATCAAGGAACTTGTAAACTGTTGAACCGTCAACACGCTTGTAAGAATCGTTGTAAACCCAGCATTCAAGGCGGTATGAAGAAACGTCAATGTAACCCATATAGCGGCCGCCCTTGTTAAGAAGGCCAGGATTCAATGCGCCAAGATTCATTCCGTCACGCTTTACCATATCTTTAACAGCAGCGTTAGAAATGAAATGCTGCCAAGCTGTAGCACCAAAAATAGCAATCTGTGGTGTAGCTTTTCCATCGTCATTGATAACATCACAAAGACCCTGAAGGTCGCCGATAGGATCAGCAGAGTTTCCATCCCAGCTGTGTATATTTGTTACAATGTGTGTTCCCTTTGCGTTAAAGTTCAAAGTGTAAACATCAGCGCCGTTTGCGTCTTTAAGTGTTACAACGCCAGTCTGCAAAATCTGAGCGCACTGAAGTTCAATGTTCTCTTTGAACATACGATGGAACTTGCTGAGCGACTTTGTAAGTTTGTTTACAAGTCTACCAAACCACTGACCGCGTACTTCTGCAGTATCGCTTTCGCCAGGCTGGCGCTGCAAAAGGTCCATAAGTGGAACCGGTGTTGAAAGTGCAGCATAAGGTGGCTTAAAGCGTTTTTCTGTGAAAACGTCTTCATCAATAACAACGCTTCCAGTGCGTGCATCTTTGAGAGTAGGCGCAACATAATCGCCTGAACGCTCAATGTCAATTTCAACATATTCACCGTCAGTATAATCTTCAGGTGTAGTTTTAAAGAAAGTTGTAAAGAATCCGCGCTTATTCATGCGCGCATCTTCAGTGAACTTTTTAAGAACGGCTTTCAAAAAATCCATTTTCTTCTCCTGTTTTACTGATTGTCAAAAGTGCCAATCTGTTTTGCATCAATGTTGTAAATTCCCTGAACACGCAGGTATTCACCCTGAACATCTGTAAGACCTGTTCCTCCGATAGAAGAAAGGTTCTTGTTTACGTCACCGGCAATACAAATGCGCTGACCAGCAAAAGAAGCTGGGTTTGACGAATCTGTATTTACAATGTCGTCGCGTGTAGCAAGAATTCCCATAGGAAGTCCGTCGTCGATTGTAGAAGCTGTTGCAACTTCCCAAACATTGTTTGTAAGGTCATGTGTAAGAACATAACCGTCTTTTGCAGTTCCAGAAGCTGCAAGTTTTACAGTGCCGCTTACAAACTTATTGTTACCGATAAAAAGGTTATCGGGATTGTGATTTTTCACTTCAATGTTTCCAGCCATCTGTCCCATTTTAAGCTCCTATTTCCTTTTCAAAAGCAGCCATGATTTCTTTTTCATCAACCTGGCCGTCGTCCTTTGGTGTAACTGCCGCAGGAATAGTTGTTTCGTCTTTAGCCTGTGCATCAAGATTAGCTTTTGCAACTCTCTTTTCAAAGAAAGTAGTCTGAACCTTATCTTCTGCAACGGCTGACCCATCACGAATGAAAGAAGCGGCAACCTCCGGGCAGCCAGCAACTTCACCCATCTTCAGCAAAGCGTCAGCGCGTGATCTTTCTTCCTGAACACCACTGGCTTTTGCTTCAGCAACAACCTGAGCGTATGCTTCAGGGTTTGCCTTTTTAAATTCTTCAGCTGTCATAACTTCCAGCCCTCCATTTTCTGCTTTCGCAGAATTATTATTTACGGGCTTTTTGCCGCCCGGAATTTCCATAGTCGCACAAGCCGCAACCTTGTTCATAAACTCTTTTGCGCTAATAGCCTTCATCTGCTCGCGTGTAGAAGTAACCTTTGCCTGGGCAAGTGTCAGAATGTTTTCTTCACTTTCTTCCGCATTGTCAGAAGCAGAAATAACTTCATCCGCAAAACCTTCATCAACAATTTCCTGACCATAAAGCCAGGTTTCCTTGCTCATTTCATTCAGCAGGGCTTTTGTGTCGCGTCCGGTTCTTTTTGCGTAAGCAGAAGCAATAACGTTATCAATCTTTTTAAGAGCTTCACCAGCTTCCGCAAGATCTTCTTCGTTACCCATTACAATCTGCCATGCCTTATGAATCATATAAACAGAATTATCTTCAACAACAATCTTGTTATTGCTGTTAGCGTTATGAGCTGCAAGCGCAATCACGCTGGCAGAACTTGCCGCCATGCCCACAATGTATGTAGTAATTTTATTTTTATGATTTCTGCAGAAGTCACGGATAGTGTTATAAATCGCAATACAATCCCAAACGCTTCCGCCAGGACTGTCAATAGTGATTCTGATTTCATCATCACCGGCGGCATTAAGTTCATCGCGCACAAAGTCAGCCGTGATGCCTTCCTCCCACCAGTCAGAACCAATCTGTTTGTTAATCAAAACCTCTTTCATATAGTACCCATTTTCAAGCCAGACAATTAAAAACGCTATAACATAACGCCTTAGCAGTCTTTTAATTTTCCTTAGCCTTTTTTAATTCCCTTTTTCTTTCCTTGTGTTCTTCATAATTTACCCACGCAGCCCCAAAAGCAAAAAAAGCAACAAAAAGAAAAATGACAATGTAAATAATTACTTCAATCATTTTTTTCTAAAAAATCCCAGAATATTGTCAAAACCTCTGGTTCCGTATTTTGCGCCATCCTGCTTAAAGCCATCCTGCTCAAATACCAGAATGTTTTCATAATCAATCGCGCCCAAAAAAATAGCCACGTGACCATATTTGTTTGTTTTCGTAGCATTAAAAACAACAACATCCCCGGCGGCCGGTAAACCTGTCACCTTTGAAAGATATTCCTTTTCGCCGGGCATCTTGTCATAGTTCAGCCACAAGTCTTTTGCACCTTCCACGCCACCAGTGTGCGGAATCTGCCAAACGTCCTGACAATACTGCCGGAACAAATCAACGCATTGCGCCCCATAAACCTTGTCAAAGTCCACTTTCTTTCCGGTGTACTTATTCAAAAATTCCGCTAAGTTCATTTAATGCCCTCCGCTTATTTTTCAGGATTATCCTTTTCAAAGATTTCTTTCTGCAGCAGATAAACCCTTTCAGCTTCATCCACCCGCAGTTTGTATTCATAGATTCTTTCGTAAAATTCCAACGGCATAGAAACCATGTCGGTAACATCGTCATAAACAACAATTCCTGCCGGATCCGGGAATACCGGCCAATCAACGGCAGGAACTACAGTTTTAGTTTTTATTTCCGTTGTTACGCAACCCGTCGTTAATAGCATCAAACTTATCACGGCCAGTTTTGCTGTTAGTTTCCTTAATTTTTTCATCCGTCTTTTTCCTTTCGTCGCTTTTAATCCATTCTGCAGCCTTTGCCTTTCCAAGCTCAGCCGCATATTCTTCATTGCGCTTTTGCGCTTCCTGGTAACTCTCTTTGTAGCTTTTCGCCTTATTGCGAAATATCACAAAAAGCAAAATAAAAATCACCAAAAGAAGAAAAAGCATGCCGCACAAAATCAACATCGCTTTCATTGCAAAACCTCGCCGCCGGAACTGCCTTCAACCTTGCCTGTAAACTTTGCAATAAATGCGGCCGCAATCTTATCCAGCCAGATGGAAATAAAGCCCGGCGTCCACACTGCCACAAGTCCAATGGCAATTTTTATAACATCGCCAATGTCAACTTCTTTCAGGATGCCGGCCCACTTCAAAACCGGAATAGCAATCATTTCTACCGTTGCCAGGATAATTCCCAGCTTAGAAAGATTTTTAATTCCGGTTTTAGATTTCTTTTCGTCTTTCCCAGCTTCGTCACTGGTAACATCTTTGATTTCTTCAGCCATTTCTTCTACCTCATTTATTTAGCACTGTTGTAATTGCGGTTATTACGCCCGTTATCACGGCCGTTACTACAACCGTAAGAATTACAAGTCCTATTTTCTTCCAGACCCCTAACGCAACCTGACCGCTTTTTTTTTCCAGCGAATCAATTCTTGTTAAAGCCCCGTCAAGTTTATTGCTGATTTTTTTCAGTTCCTCTTTGTCCTGCTGGTTTTTAATATTATCTTCAATGAGCTTGTTTATTTGTTTCTGCTGCTGTTCAGTTACAACTACAATGTTGTTAACTTTCTCCTCAACCCTTGCCATCACCTTGCTGTTTTCCTGTATATCCGCATACATTTTCAAAAAGAGTTCTTTATCCATGTTTTCCATAGCATCCTCCTTTTATTTCTGTAATGGCAAATATTGCCACCATTCCACGTGCATTTTCTTGTGGTCTTCCGTGTACCATGTTTCACCCTCCACAAAAAACGCAGCTTTCTGAACCCCGCCATAACTCTGGCACCAGACCAGAACGCCCATCGGCGGTTTTATATCTTCAGCGGCGTTCCAGCGTTCACGCAGCGCAATCATATACGCCTGCATTACCGCCGTTTGCGCCGCCAATGCGCGTTTTTTCCAGTCGCTCACTAAGCCGTTCTTTTCTTTCAGATCCGCTTTAAGTTCCGCAACCAGTTTTTCCAAAGCGTCAATTTCACGCTTCAGTTCAGCTTCATGTTTCAGCCAGCTAAATGGCTCCGTTGTTTCCATCGTCGCCATCCTCGCCGCCATCATCCTTATTGCCGGAAGAATAAGCAGGCTTTCCGTTGTTATCTTCGTCAACGTGCGGCGTGAATCCCATGCGCTCCATAAGCTCGCGTTCGCGCTTTTGCGTCTGCATAACCTGGGCAAAGCTCAAACCGCAGGTTCTTCTTGCTTCAATGTCAAATGTTGAAAGTCCATTATCAAGCGCCGTTTGACTAGCAGAAACTTCCTTCTGCCTGTCAACAGCCGGACGATTCAAGCCAATCCATGCGCAGCTAAGCCAGGCAGAAATCATCCGCCATTTTGAAACATCATTGTAAGCGCCGATAAATCCCGGAAGATTTAATTGCCCGGTCAAAACCGCCTGAGTTACAAACTGTTCATAAATCTGCTGGCAGAAATTATCAGCATTTTTCTTTACCTGGCGTGAAAGATAAACTTCAAATTCATTATTTGCCTGGCGTGATGCAGAATAGTTGCTGCCAAATTTCAGCATTAAAATCTCCGGCGGAATGCCGTGAGTCCAAGCCAAAGCGCTTAAAACAGCCTGTTCAAAAGTGGAGTAGTTAACGTTAGGTCTGTTAGTCTGGAATGATTGAATATGATCACCCGGCAAAAGATTATCGTAAATCGTGCCAGGTTCAGTGATTTTAATTTCCTGCCGCGGTCCTTCTTCCATGTAGCCTTTAGGCTCAATATTGTTCGGCCGTAAGCGGGAAGCAAGTCCGTCAGTAGGACGTGTGAAAGTCGTATTATTGCCGCCACGCTCAATGAAGTAGGCAAGCATGGCATTAACAACCGCAGCGCGTGTTTCTGCATCGCGGTAGCGGTCAAGGTCTTTAAGCATATAAAGAGTATCAGCCAGGAACGGTTCCCCGCGTGTATCATCCAGAAGCGTTTCTGAACCATAAACCATCCAGCTGATTAAACGGCCGGAATGTTTACCGCGCACCGGAACACGTTCATAAGTAACCGTTCCGTTTACCTCGCTTCTAACATGGAACGCAATCTTTTTTCCGTTCTTGTCAAACTCAACACCATGCTTAATATATCCGCCCGGTGGGCATGAGTAATTATCCGGCGTTCTGATATTGTCGCCGTTCACCCATTGCCAGCGCGGGAGCTGTGTGTCTTTGTCAATTCTTGAAATAATAATACCGTCGCCGCAAACCAAAGATTCAAAGCGAACTTGTGCCTGGAACTCACCAAAATTGCGATGCTTTCCCCAGTCAAAAACAGTCGGTGTATTTGCGTATAAATTGAACTGTGTAGAAATTTCTTCACCAAAACGAACGCCTTTTTCTTCCCGTGCAGTCGGATCTTCTTTAGGCCAGATAATTGAACTTTCTGGAACCGGACTTGCCACAAGTCCAGTGTGAATTTCATTCCAGATTAAACGGCGGATAATACCTTTTGCGTAAATGTTTTCACGGAATAAACGTAAACTTCTTTTTCTCAGCGTCCAGTAGTCAACAAAAGTAAAATCATCAATCGGGCCAAAGCTGCCTGCAAACTTTGAACCGTTCCAGGAATCCCCAGCCAAAGCCCGCAGGTAAACGCCGTAATTATTCAGCGTTTTTTCCGGCATTGCCATTATCTGAGATTCCTTCTTTTTTCCAAAATTAAACAAACCCATATCAATACCCCGGCTGAATTATTCGCGGCGCATTGTTATAAAGCTGCATTTCCAAAGCCGCAATTTCTTTCTGCAGATTAAATTCCAGTGATTTCAAAGAAGACAAGTCGGCGCGTGTAACAGTCTGTTTATCCTGTCCTGTGTCGATAGTGTAAGATACAATATTGTTTGCGCCGGAAGCAGAAGACAAATGCAAAATTCCTTCCTGCACCTTCTGCAGCAGAACCTTTTTGTTTCTCAGCTGCACTTCCCAATATTGCTTTCCTGTTAAATTTCCGATTCCGTCTGGATCGTCTAAAAGTATGCCCATAGTTTTCATTTTCAATTCAAACTATAAATAACGCTATAACATCAACTTTTATTTTCCTTTACCTGCCGTACTGAGCTTGCACCCGTCATGCTGAACTTGTTTCAGCATCCCCGTGAGTACTCATATCAATCCACAAGAGTGGAAAACTTGTGGAAAATTCCCCACATATAGCGTGAATTTCTTTCCACCTTGACAAAAACGCTAAATGTGTTATATTTTTAAGTATCTGAAGATGCTTCCTTCGGGTGAATCACAAGTCCGTGTTCCATGCACGGACATTTTTTTTTGTTATTGCGTTTTTATAAGACCCGCCCAAAAATAAAACCATGAGTTCAATTAAAACATTCAACACATTTTCCAAAGCATACGACGACGCGCACCGCACAATGATTAAAGCCGCCGCCCTGTCATTGAACCAGGCAGCGTTTAAGGCGTCAGAATACGCAAAAGAAAACATTCACAAGAATTTCATTACCCGTAATAATTTTACGGCAAACAGCGTGCGCTATACCAAATGCCAGCAGGCAAACACCGTTGTAAACCTTGCCAGCTACACCGGAATATTAGATCGCGCTGAATACATGGCCCGTCAGGAATCCGGCGGAACAAAAAGAAGTTCTTCTGGCGGAAACCTAATCATTCCGACAGTAACCGCCCGCCGCGGAAATCCAAAAAACCGCGTATCAGCTTCAATGTATTATTCAAAAATTAAATCACAGATAATCCCAATGGCATCCGGCCACGGCTCAAAGAAAAGTAATTCCGTAGCCCGTGCCTTTGTCGCAAAAAACACCGGCGGTTTTGTTCGCTATAACAACAGCGTTTTCAAAGTAACATCATTCAGGAAGTCCGGCGATGCAGTATCATTCAAAAAGAAAATGGTCCTGAATATGAAGCATAAATCCACAATCACCCCAGCAAATCCCTGGCTTAAACCTGCCAGTGAAATGGCCGCAAAGGAAATGCAGGTCTTTTACAACGACGCAATGAACGCGCTTTAAAAATAAAAAAGGGCAGTGAAAACTGCCCTTTAATAGCATTTTGTCCCTTGTCGTCAGGACTAGGATGCCATTCCTCTTTTTAAGTCCCTGCACGATTTACGCTGACAAATCAACGTGCAGGCAAGTCAGCCGCCTGAATGTCTGACTGGTAAAAAAGCCCGTTTTAATTTTTCGCACTTTCCAGCGCGTCAAGTTCTGCATCAGTCAAGCGCAGAACCTTTCCGTTTTCGATAGTAAAGTAATAAAGCAACTTTTGCAAGTCCCCGCGCTCGTTCATAGTTCCAAAACTTGCCGTTCCGTATCTACTCACATCATGAATAACCAAAACCTGGTTAGTGTCTAAGCATCTAACAGCTAAATAACTGATTCCGCTTTTTTCTACACTTTCCAAAGTTTTCAAATAATCATCATCAGAAAAGTGTTCAAAATCAGCAATAGAAACAATTCCGTAGTATTTATCAAAATCCTTAATTTTTGTAAGGTTTGCCAAAGCTGCCTGCATTCCGTTCCAGTAAACATAAACTTCCGGCTTGTTATCAGCTGTTTTATTTGCCGCAGCTTCAACCGTCGGAACCTCAGCCGCTGGAACTTCCGCAGCCTTTTTCTTTCTGGTGTCGATATTAAAAGCAATAATCAGCACCACCAGCAAAGCCACCAAAACGAAAAATAAATTCCTGAAGAATTTTCCAACCTTGTTCATATAAACCTCCGTGTAAATCACTGCAAAGATTATATCACAATTTCAAGAAAAATTAAATCATGTCCAGCACAAACCGTGAAACCGACTTTCCGGCATCCGCCGCCGCCTTTTTCAACTTTTCAATTTCTTCCGGCGTTCCGGCAATCGCCGTAGTAGCATAAATCTTCTGCCTTCCCGTAGCCTTCCGCCCACATCCGGCCCGTGCGCCGCCACGCCCATCTTTTTTCTTTTCAGCTTCCGCCATATTTCCGTCACCTCCAAACGCCAGGGCAACCGCCCCGGCGTTTTTAATTAAGCATACCAGCTGCAGGTTTTAGCCTTGCCGTCCCAAAGGGAAGCAGAAGCATAACTTTCAATCGAAACCCGCGGTCCCCAGCCATAATCAGAAACCCTTCTTCTAAGGATTTCATCATCATAAAAGCTGTTTACAACCGGCATAGTGTCGCCGCTCATAAAGCCTTTTTCCTCAACCTTTGCATTCAGCTTTCTAAGCCAAACAGTTTTTGCAGTTGCTTTTACAACCTGGTAAAAGTCAATGTTTGTCTGGTCATAACCCCAGCTGCTGTAAAAGATTGAACCTTCTTTAATCTGAATATTTTCCATGTTTTGCTCCTTGTCCTGGGTGAATCACCAACCCCTTGACACTTATAAATATACTGCAATTATTGAAAAGTGTCAATAACTTTTTTCAAAAAAAAACAAAAAATGCACCGTTTCCAGTGCATTGCAAATCAGATCTTCATTCCGTCAACTTGTATAAAAACTTTATACCACCATTTCTTTTTGCGGTCATTATAAAAAATATTCACTTTTTCCACGCGCCCGGTCCAGCTGTTTAATCCATATTTCAAAACCGTTTCAATCCTGTAAGCATACCCGTAGTATAGCTGCACCCGTAAACTTTCCAGCTGTCGCCGCCAAAAGAAAGAAGTAGGCCGCAGGATTTCCACCCGCGCGCCAAATCCGGCCGGAACCTCATTTTTCCGCAGTTTGATTTTCAAAACCTTTTCAATTTTTTTCATTCTCCGCCGCCTTTTTAGCCTTCCGCCTTTTCCTAAAATATTCCCGGTTATAAGCTCGTATTTCCTCAGCGTGCTTTTCCCGCCATTCCTTTTTCTTCTGTTTGATTTTCTCAGCGTTAGCCTTCCTGTACTGATCCAGTTCTTCTTTATGGTCTTCCGCATATTGTTTAGCATAATTTTTCATATATTCCTTATGCTGCAAATACCATTCATGCCGCCATTTTTTCACATATTCAGGATCATCCCACTTAGAAGGCTTCTTTTCCTTTTTTTCACAATTTCCATCCAATTCCGTCCGCCCTGGTGTTTTGTTTTCTGTTATGCTGGAAGATTCCATCTTTTCATCCGCCCAGTCAAAAAAAACGCCCCTGTATTCACCACCGTTGTCAATCAGCCCTTTTATCTCTCTTCCAGATTCCAGCCCCGCCCAGCGCGCCGCTTCATGTAAAGATTTAAATTCTAAAGTTTCATCCCCTTTTGCACTAATAGCAATCACCCGCATATTTTCCCCCAGCTTATTTTTTACCACTCACGTGAGTAGTCGCGCCAAAAATCGCGTTTTTTAATTTTGCAGTAATAATCATTGTTTTATTGATTTCCGCATCAGTAGAAAGTTTCATAGTGTGATTCAGCGTCACCAAATCCCCGCGCGTAATCGCCATCAGGTTTTCAAGCCGCAAATCATCCTTGTTCTGATTCAGAAAAACAACCGGAACCTGCCGGTCAAGTTTTCCGTGAGCTTCTTCCCAGATCATCCGGTGAATATATTCCCACTTGTCAGGCTCCGCAATTTTCTGCTTCCAGTAGCCGTCAGCATCCTTCACCTTAGTTCCTACCGCCGCCGTATTATGCGGCTTCATGCCCTTTTTAAATTCCGTCGCTGGCGAAAGATGCGACCCTTTAGGCGGCACATATCCCGGATTTTCCACCGTATGAAAATAACCCGTTCTTCCGGTTTTAATTCCTTTTCTTAGCCTGAACGCGTTCAAAATCCGCCTGTCAATATTCATATCCCAGTCAGCGCTTAAAATTGCCGCCAGCTCCTTATCCAAAAAGAAAGGACACCAGGCGCGCAAAAAATCCACACATTCATCCGGCCATTTAATCGGTTTACCTTTCATTTAGCACACCTCGTCAAAAGCATAACCCTGATATTCCTTTCCGCTTTCAATGCAAAAAAGAATCTTAGCCACCGGCACGCCCGTTGCCTGGCTGGATTCGTGAACATTCTTAAATTCACATTGTTTCCCGGTTTCCATATCCACCACCAGAATTTTCTGATCCTTATTTTCAATCAGCTTGTTAGCGTTTTTATTCTGCAGAACATCCGGCATCTGCCTTGCCGCCGTCCTGCTGGTATTAGAAAACTTCACCGCATCCAGCTGCAATTTCGCATTGCTAATAATCTGCTTAGAAAGTCCTTCAATGGCTTTTGCCTTTTCAATCTCCTTTTTCATATCTTCAGGGTTCAGATTTTCGCCGTTCGCCAGCCTTTGAACCTGAGAAAAAAGAATGTTATTCAAATCACTTAATGCGTTACCCATACTTGCTTCCTCCTGTAACGCTTTTATTTTCAAGGATATAAAAAAATAACGCTATAACATGATTTAAAATAAAAAAAGACTACTCACGTGAGTAGTCTAAAAAACTTAGTCGGCAAAATACCCATCATTCACCATTTTTCAACGCCTGTTCCGCCAGTTCCTCAGCGCTAAAGCCCTTTAACATCGGCCCATCAGTCGCCTTGTCGCTGTAGTAGAACGCGCCTGTTTTCGCGTAATTCCAGAACGTTGCCCAGTCCAAATAACGCAAGCCCATTTCATTCCGGCAAATATCATCCGCCAGAACTTCCAGCGCCGTGCGGTTATAAACATAAGTATCAAACGCATGGTTCGGAGCGCCAAACTTTGCCCGCCATATCGTCTTCAGCCATTGCCCGGTATTTTTGTCTATAACCTCAACCTTTTCTTCCGCTTCAAACATTTTGTAATAATCATCAT